TGTAGGTGCACTAGTATAACCTGAACCACCTGCCGTCACCGCTATTCCTATGATCTGACCGGGTACTGAAGAATCTTGCACTAGAAGCTGTTGAGCTTCTAAAACAGTATGAGCTCTTCCTAGAGTTGCAGAGTCCAAAATCTTTTCTACTGGTACGAAGTTAGCTGAGAGAAACTTACTTGCTCTTGCTGCACTCAACGTGTATAAAAATTTCCAAACATATCCATCTGCTGTTTTAAAGGGTTTAGTCGTCGTTCCTGTTGGTTTTACGGTTGAGGTCGTTGCTGCGCCTGTTGATGATTTACCTTGCTGAAGACAAATATAAACTTGATTATCCTCAGTAAGAACATAGTAACTATTCGTGTTTGGTATAGACGCAAAATCATCATCATATGCTGAGTATATTGCTCCAGAAGACCAGTTGTATCTTGGTATCGTAAAAGTTACATCGCTTGCAGACTTTATAGACTGTAAGCCAGCTCTTAAATTTCTTATAGTTCTCGGTGTGTCTGTAGGAGTAGGAACGGTTTCAGTATCATTCCACTGTTCAGATCTACCGATTCCTAGATAGTATCTGTGTGTCGATGCAGAATCTGGAAAAGAAACTTCATCAAACACAGTTTGAACTAACTGTTTTTTAAAAGGGTCTGTAATTATCGCTGTCATATCTTATTCCTTTATGCTACTGTCACTTCACCTTGATTACCTACGAGAGACCAATTTGATCCGTCCCATATACAAGTGCATCCATCATGTTGTGCGAGTGCAAATGTTGTTCCTTGTGAAAAGTTTGCAGGAGTAACGGTCATAACACCGGCTCCTTTATTCGTAAAAATTTTATATTCTCCAACTGTAGTACCATCTGCTAAACTGACAGCCAGAGCGCTTCCTTTGTTTCCTATTATATAAGATGCAGCAGTATTTGCCGCTCCATTTGCTGTAATTGTATTTGAACTAAATGCTGCTTTACTGATTTCTACAGAACCTGTACCTTTTGAAGTAACTGCTATGTTTAGATTAGTTGCGGTTCCTGTAGCCGATAGTGTTGGCCCTGTTGTTGAAGCACCGTTTGCAATGGTAAGTTCATTTACAGCGCTTCCAGTGGCTGTAATTTTTATAACTTCATTACCATTAGTATCATTTATTGAAGTACCTATAACTGGACTTGTTAAAGTTTTATTTGTTAAAGTTTGTGTTGCAGCTAAAAATACTATAGTGTCACTATCACTTAACACTGGCAAATTAATATTTCTATTTGCTGCTAATTCACCAGGTACAAGCGTGTATGTATGATCTGCACTGGTGTCATTTATTTTTGGTGTGGTAAGTGTTGGTGACGTAAGCGTCTTGTTTGTTAAAGTATCAGTAGTATCTTGAAGAACAATGGTACCTGTAGCATTTGGTAGTGATACTGTTCTGTCTGCAGTGGGGTTAGTTGCGATTAATTTTGTTTCATGCGAGTCCGCGCTAGTTCCTTCAAACTGCACCACACCTGTGCTTGCAGAATCTTTTAGTAATACTAACGTACTAAGAATAGAACTGTCACCTCCAAGTTGTGTATAAATTTCTTGAAAGTTTGCATTTATTTTAGTTCCTGCTGTACGAAGGGTGTCTCCAGTTCCATCGTTTGCAGAAGAACCTATATTAATATTTTGTCTTGTCATTTTCTATCCTACTTAATAGTGTTATTTATACTAGAAAGCCGAGTCAGTTACTCGCCTTGTAAATATTTCGTTATCCATAGTCTCTAGTGTCAATGAGAAATCAGGTGTAGCATTTTCATCGCTGTCTCTTATGCTACTATCATCAAAAGTAAACGAGTTTGGAGTAATAATCTGTCTTACAGTGTGATAAGTAGTATCTAATTCTGAAAGACTAAAGTTTTGATAATCACTAACAAGTTCGTTTAAGTTTGACTGTCTTACGTTACCACCGCCAGAATCAATTAACGAGGTAAGCTGTACAAAAGGTAATGAAAATGGTGCACTTGCTTCAGATATTACACTTGGTCCAGGCGATGAATCAAATAATACGATCGGCGCAGTTGGACTACTTATGGCTTCTGTATCAGAAACAACTTGTCCTGAAAAGAAAAAACCAGAAGGATGTACGAACTTTTTATACAACTCACTCCAAGTGTCTACCGACAAGCCTGTTTTAATCAATAAACCAAACGTTTGAAACAATGCGTTATTTTGTATAAACTTTATAGACTCGACGCCGATTTGGCTCGCGGAATCACCTACTTTAAATATAGATTCTTTTCCATATTCAACCTCTGCTCTTTGTTGAAAGAACAATCTAAAAAATTCTTCTAATGAGAACCTGCTGCCTTTTGTTCTTGCGAGCTCTGCTAATCTCGTTAAAGCGTACCTTGTATCAGTAAAATTTTCTCCAGTGTTCAAGCCACCAGCAAGTTCACTAACTAAGTTGTTTAGTAAATCGCTTGGCATTTCTCTTATGTCTTTAGTCGCAAAGAATTGCCTTGCATCATCACCGAACGCATGAGTGCCGTCAGCAGAATCTAAAAAGTCATAATATTTTTCTAGAAAAGTTACTAAAGTCGGAAACTCAGAGGTATAAAACTCAGGTAATGATTCTCTAACTTTTCTATTTTGAAAAGATTTAAGTCTTCTTTTACTTTGATAATCAATCGCCATTTAAATACTTACCGTTGTGTTTTGGAAATCTAAAACCGCTCTTGATGTAGATGCGGTTGTGTCAATATCAAGTATGTAGTTTCTTAAAGGTCTTATAGTGCTTTGATTTGCTGGTGTGATTGATACATCTATTGCATCGCCTTCAAATGCAGTTGGTTTGAATCCTGTCAAAGATACTACGCCGCTTAGATTATTATAACTACCGATGTTATCAACTTCAATGGTACCATCAATAGAAACTATTTGAAGCTTTGTTGTACCTAACTGATTCTTTATAGAACAAGTTTGAGAATTAAAAGTAAACTGTGATGTCGTAAGAGTTGGAACAATATCGTCTGGTTCTGCTAAAGCAACTGGAAAAGCAACGCTATAAGAAAGTGCTATGTTAGTAGTAGGAATAAAACTTTGTTTTAGCTTGACTTCCATTTTAGAGTTTAGTATGGCTGGATCAATAGCATCAATTAAAGTAAGAAGATTTGATCTTCTAAAAACTTTATTAAACTTTTTAAGATTTGTTGTAAAAAAGTTGTTTACAGTATTTTGTACAGTTGTTTGTATCGCTTGAGAAGTTGAACCGGTTAAATCAGGATCTAAGTTAAAAGTTGTGGATATTTCTAAAAAGGTAGTTATAGGATCTATATATTCTGTTGTTATCGACATTATGGCCATGTTATCAGTAAGATTAGTTTTTATTTCGTCTTTAACGCTTTGTTGTCTAGTAGCACTAACTCCTGACTTAAATTTTAAACCTATAAAGGTAACACCAAATTTTTCAGGTACATTATCCGCTCCGCTAAAAGCTGTAACATCATCTAAAAATGCACCAAAGTTCGTTTGTATCTGTGCTTTATAATCTTCTGCCGTTACTAATCTTCTTTGTGAAGTAAAAGCTATCGGTGCGTTTTGTCTTATTGATTCAATACTTTCTTTGTATGCACCGCCTGCTGATTGAGTTTCGGTAGTTGTGATAAGTGTGTAATCAACGCCATCTACACTTATATCTGCGGTAGGCGAAAATGAAGAGGCACCGTTAGCAACTGTACCTTGTGTTGAAAGGTAATCAATAATAATCTTGTTACCTGCCACAGGAGCCTTACCTGTAGTGGTACCATCACCAAATATAATCTCATAAAAACCATTCGGTACTTCTTTTATTTGATAAAAGGTTGAAGTGTCTGTAATTCTAATCGCCTCTTTAATGTTTGTATAAGTATCAAAAATTGATGAACTTGCTGTAGGAAAGACTCTGACTCTTATCGTAGTTGTGTCCATAGTAATATCTGGTATGACATAAATTTGATTATCAGCCTTATCGCCTACAAAGAAAGTTTTTGTTTTTTCTGTTCCTTCAAAAACTGGTATAGCAACGCCGTCTGTAGAATTTATAAATTGATATAAACCTGTGCCGTCGTCGGTACCTATAAAATTTTCTCTAGTTTGAAAAGTATATGTAACACCGTTAACGCTTGAAGTAAACTGAGTGTTTCTTGGTAATGTAAGCGATGTCGGCCTTGATGTTGCAGATATTTGTACAGAAAGATTTAAGTCTGCTTTTGATGACGAATATGATTTAGGGACGTAACCTAATCCTTCTGCCAATGAAGCCACTGAACTTCGAAGCTGTGCAGTGTTTATAAATGATTCATTAAGAGCAAAGTTTGCGTTCAAACCAGTAAAGTGCGTGTTATAAGCAAGTACGTCTAGTATGTTACTTAATCCTGATGCTTCAAAATCATAGTCAGCAAACTCAGTTTGTTGTTTTAAAAAATCTTTTAACCTACCTTTAATAGTGTCAAAATCTAGTTGAGTTGATCTAATAGTTGTTGCCATTTATCTTAACCTCGTTAAGTTCACTTGCGTACTTATAGTTTCCGATGTGTTAATCATCTTAAAAGTAACAGTGACTTTTATTTCGTGTGAATCATCGCGTAAATTGGTGTCAATATTTAATACCTGTATTCTTGGTTCGAATATTTCAATCGCTTGTATTATTTGCTCTCTTAAATCATCATCATCAACGTCAGTATTTAAAGCAAAAAGAAAAGAATTTAAGTTACCACCAAATCTAGGTTGGAAAGGTTTTTCACTAAAGTTAGTTAAAAGTAAGTTCTTAACTGCTTGTTTCACAGCAGCTGCATGTTCTTTCTTAAAAACATCGCCTGAGGCTTTTTTAGCAAAAGTCAAGTCGATATCTTTATATGTTTCTGCTCTGCTTGAAAGCAGGTTGGCGGTTCCTATGTTACCATCTTCAATTGAAAAAGCTCTTGTTGGCATATATTTTCCTCTTGATCTATTTATATAGGTTATGCACTAGCAGTCGTCCTTAATACCTCTAATAATTCATTCGTAACCTGATTAATGTTATTATATCTTGTTTCGATATTATTGTTAAAAGTTACCGTCCATGGCGATATCACTTCAGGCATTACTAAAATAATTTGTGCGTTAAGTGTGTTATCAGGATTATAATTATCATAGTCCAAAATCATCTTATCAAACTGTATATTATCTTTCCAATACACAGCTAAGTCAAAAGTTTTTTCTATGGCAATCTTACCATCTAAACCTATAAGCTCGTAAACTACAGC